TGGATCAGATCAGGGCCGATCAAGCAGAATTACCCAAAGCACAACGTTATAAGATTGGCGATTTACTCAGTCGTATAAATTTAGCCAAAGCTACTTATCATGATGAACGAAAACGGATTGCGAATCCAGATGATAAGTATTGTGAAGTTAAGAAAGTAATCCGAAGGATTTGTGAACAAGGTAAAGTGCGGGGACGCTTAACATATGGGTATCGAAGGGTTCAGGCTCGATTAGATCAACTAGGGATACATTTAGCTGGTGCAACAATTAGACATCTAATGAGTGAACTTGGTGTCCAAGTTGAAATATACAATCACCATCGAAATGGCAAATATTCTTCCTACCACGGCCGTGTTGGTAGCGTGGCTGATAATGTCTTACAACAGCAGTTTAATGCCAAAGATCCTTATCAAGTTATCCATACAGATGTCACTCAAGTCCGGTTAGCTAATCAGCAATGGGCGTATATTTCAGCCATGACGGATGAAGCAAGTAAAGAAGTATTGGCTTTTCAAATGAGTAGTCATCCAAACCAAGAATTAATTATGAACACCCTGAATGAGCTTTTAGATCATCTACCTGATGATGCCCAACCAATTATCCATTCTGATCAAGGTTGGCACTATCAGTTGAAGTACTATACCAAAAAATTAAAGGATCATCACTTTATTCAAAGCATGTCCCGCAAGGGAAATTGTCATGATAACGCACCAATTGAAAGTTTCTTTCACCTTTATAAAACTGAATTACTGCAAGGTCTACCGCCATGTAATAACATCACTGAACTAAGAAAACTATCATTAACTTATATTGATCAGTTCAATAACGAACGTATCTCGTTAAAAACTAAAGGCATGACCCCGGTAGGATACCGAAATCATGCCTTAGCAGTTTAACTATTTAACTTTGTCTAACTTTTCTGTTGCACTTCAAAATCACAAAATGTGAATTTACGGCCTTTTACATACGACCTGTTATGTAGTACCTACAGTGAAGGGAATTTACATTTCTTAAAAATTGATGATTTATAGTGAGAAAAAATGGGAAAGAAATTTAAAGGATTCTTAAATAAGGAATATGTCGGTAGTATTGAAGAAGTTAATAAGCATTCAGATCAATTCTACAAAGATTTTTCATTGTATATTTATGATAAAGTTCAAGTAAGAAAAGAATACACGAAATTATCACGCTTTATAGATTTATTAAAAATTAGTGATGTCTATATAACAGATATGGGAGATATTTTAAATTTAAAATATGATAGTCTTTTAGACTGGATACTTATTCTCAATGTTGATGAAGAAATAAATAATAAAATTAATAGAATGCGTAATGAATTGAAGTTACTCCAAAATATTAAGAGTGAGTATCTCTATGATTCTAGTAGTAAGCTACATGATTTTATCCAAAAATGTAACTATCTTTTTAATAATGAGTATTTAAAGCAAAATATTTCTAATATAGAGAATATAATTTCGATTACATCATATTATTATAAACAAATAGATGATGTCGAAATAAACTTATTAAACAAACAAAATGAAAATCCGAATTTAAAATTCTATGATTTTTATTTTTTTGAGATAGTACAAATGTGGAAATTTTCAGATGCCAAAATTAGTAAGAATAATGATGGAAAAATATATGTAAATAACATTAATGATATATCTAATGCTTTTGTTGTTACTCGTAATCTTAATAAAGATAATAGAAATCTAGCTAGGAATCTCTCTCTATCTAAAAAAATGGGAAGTCATCGTATTGATGATTATTTAATTGGATTAGGCGAGGAGTTATTTTTGGGATTAGATGAATCTGATAAAAAAGTTTATCTGCGATTAGATTTACTAAAAAATACTATGTTATATGATATCACTATACTTAGATGGGTAGAATGTTTACGGTCCCTTAGGAAATCAGTAATATATAAGTATGAAAAATATCGGAAATGTTTTTTTAACATAAATGAATTAAATATAGAAGATGTAGAAACCATACAGATTGCAAAGATTCTATCTTTCCATAACGATTTTTTAGATACACCATTTTTAGTATTAGACAAGGAAATATTTGTATATGCTCCCGCATTAATAATAGGTGATATTGTTCATTATTTAAATATAGCTATCAAGTATAGTAGGGATAAGTCGATTCAGAATATGCGAGGTAATAATTTTGAAAATACTATAGGGAGGCTTTTGGATTACCATGGCAATGATTTTTGTAAAGCAGAAGAAGATGTTTACGGTAATACAATTAAGTTGATTTATACTGAAAATTCAAGGCAACATGAATTTGATTTAATTGCTTCGGATGACGATGAACGAGTTGTACAGATTGAATGTAAGACCTTTATGGACCCGTTTAGTTATCGAGACTATAGAATAGGGATAGATAAGATGTTTTCCGGAAAGAAAAATAACGGGTATTTAGAAACTGATTTTATGCATTTCGAATCGTTAAAAAATAATGGTCATAACGTTATTATTAATAATATAAAAAATCATAGTGACATTAGTAAAAATAAGGGTGTTAGCACTTATTTCAATAAACCTAGAAATTGGGACGACATGTATATGATGTTTATTTCAAATTATATTTTTCCAAGTAGAATGGTAAAAAATTGGAGTAATAAGTATGGTATTAACTTTGTGCATTGGTTTGAATTTAATAGATTGATTAAGAATATACCTTTAGATAAGGACTGGTTTATAGTAAATGGTGTTAGGGTTTTAAATAGCGAAATAGAAACTAATATTACAGATAAATTTAACAGGAATAATATTAAGGAAATTAGTGATGGTCAATATATTAGTGAGTTAGTTAACCATAGGTCCCAAAAGTGTAAGTTAAAATTCAATGAAAAGGAATGGATTCCAGGAGTATTCGTTAAATGTTATGAGTAACTATAAATAGACAGTTCTCCTCAACACGATATAAGCTAAATAGGCGTAAGTGTGGCTCTGCACAAAACTTTATGGAGACCCGAAGTAAGCACTACATAATGGGACGTATGTAAATATTTTCCTAATCCCCCTATACTACTAACATGGACATAGTATAGGAGAAGTTTTTTTATGGAAAAGCAAGAGATTATTGAGTTTAAGTTGACACTAAAATGTAAGCCTAAAACTAAAAACAGAACCAATAAGTTGAGACTAGCTACTGAAATAAAGCTCGATAAAGTGAAAATTTCGCTATATCACGGTGCTGATGTTGAACTTATGAATGATATCTAGGAGTTGGTGAAGAAGTATGCTGGTTAATTATCATGTCCCTAAGCATGTGTACATTGTTTGTGGTAACACTGATTTACGTAAAGGAATTGATACGCTGGCAATCTTAATTGCCGATAACTTCGGCTTAGATCTTTACGATGACTCCTTATTTTTATTTTGTGGGCGGAGAAATGATAGGTTTAAGGCTCTTTACTGGGACGGTGAAGAGTTCATACTACTTTACAAGCGGTTTGATAATGGACGATTAACATGGCTACTGACCTAGTGGAGAGGTAGCGTTCTGTTATGGGGTGTTTAAGGTTTTATTAGCTATAAGATGCATACATCTGTCGACCAAAGATAAGGTAAAATAGTACGGGTATCGACAGATGACAAAAAGGTTGATATTAAGGGACTTGAAAGAATTTAGAGAAAAAAGTAGTATATAATTGAAGGTGAGAATGGGTGATAGACAGACTGTATGTGAAATATAGTTGGTAGTATGAGGTTTTGAGGGCGTAGTGATTCTATTTAACTTAAGAGGAATGTAAATTTAAACAGTGATAAAGCCCTTTGACCTAGGGGGCTTTGATTCTATTTAACTTAAGAGGAATGTAAATCAATTTCATGTTTAACAACCGGACTTGCCGGCTCTTCGGATTCTATTTAACTTAAGAGGAATGTAAATGTTGATGATAAAGGCCATTTGGAAACGGCCGGAGTTGAAGGATTCTATTTAACTTAAGAGGAATGTAAATTGGTTCAATGGGCGGACTTTAAGCTTATGCTTGAGCAGATTCTATTTAACTTAAGAGGAATGTAAATTCAGGTTTACAAGCTCGTTAACTACGTTCTTAGCCTTCGATTCTATTTAACTTAAGAGGAATGTAAATATGTCTGAATCCGGTCAGATCTGGCCAACCAGGTGGCGATTCTATTTAACTTAAGAGGAATGTAAATAAATAGAGCTTAGTAAAAATAGTAGTCTATGGACTGATTCTATTTAACTTAAGAGGAATGTAAATTGGAATGCCGATAATTTAGGTCAAGCTTCATATTCGATTCTATTTAACTTAAGAGGAATGTAAATAGTATTCGGGTATGGGAATCCCACTTCACCACAAGATTCTATTTAACTTAAGAGGAATGTAAATACAACTAATTACTTCGTTTTTTATCCTATCTACTAGATTCTATTTAACTTAAGAGGAATGTAAATGCAGGAATCAAAAGCTTACGGTCGTAGCTGATAGGGATTCTATTTAACTTAAGAGGAATGTAAATAAAGAACAAGCAGAATCAGAATCACAAGCAGAATCGATTCTATTTAACTTAAGAGGAATGTAAATTCATTAGCATTAAGTCGGCTATACTCTAGTTGCGTTGATTCTATTTAACTTAAGAGGAATGTAAATGGATTTTGGCTTGCACCGTCCCCGGTTGTAAAGCCTTGATTCTATTTAACTTAAGAGGAATGTAAATTATTCAAAGTCGGAAACACCGAACTTAGCAACTTTCGATTCTATTTAACTTAAGAGGAATGTAAATTCCGTCAAGGTCAAACAGTCATGTAGATTTAGAAGCAGATGACGTCGGGGTAAAACTAGGTCACCTAGCGGGTAACCACTTTGAATAAGCATTTTGTTGGCTAAACCGTTATAGTGGATTGATTCCGAGTCAAGACTTATAGAAAGAGTAGCTTAAAAGCATTGGTTTATGCTGAAATTTTCACGAAAGAAGAATGACTTGAAAATAATCTAATAATGTTAGATATAAACGCATATCGCCAATGGAGGTGGGAAAGATGAAATTGTATAAATGGAAAAAAGGCGATGGAAAACAACTATTAGGGTGTTTAGTAGCTGTTTTAGTTGGTGGCATTATTGCATTGCCACTCTTGATTTTAGGTGTTACTTCAATTGATGATATAATCATTCCGGTTTTCTTTATTGTTGGCTTTATTACCTTTATTGGCGGTATCTTTAAATGGATATTTAGATTGTAAGAACGAGAGTGAGTCTGCAAAAGCTCTTTTTTAATGTCTACTGCTGAGGTTAAAAAGATAATTTGAACGCTATGGAAATATGGTGCCGTGTGGTATAAACCCATACGGTAATATATTTGGGACAGACCTGCGAAAAGTTATTAATTTTTAGTATCTTCAGTAAAAAAGGTACTTGCTAAGTAGAAAGGAATTAAGAAAGATTAGATTGTCAATGTCAATGATAACTCATGATTTCTAACAGAGATTATGTGGATGTTGAATAAGTATACTCATGGCAGATACTATTATTATAAAATTATGGGAAAAGTGTTGCACTCATATGCTAAGGCTAGGAAGGTTGGGACTGTAGAACCTTGTTATTAACTATAAAGATTATATTAAAGTAGCTAATAGATTGGATTCTGAGGTTGTAGGGCTAGTAACAGGTAATGGAACGAGAGTGTATAGCCATTCTGCTCGCATGTTAGGTAGAATGTTTGGCGTTAAAAAAGAGTCTAACGGCAAAAAGGGTATAGGCGTTTCTATTGATGATTTAAAAGATATACCAATTAATGAAGAAGCTGAGTATAGTAATAAAAGAAATTCTACAAATTATATCAGCAATAGTGGTTATTTGGTTTTAAGTGATATGGGTAAAATAATAACAGTAGTGCCTCGTAAGAAAGAGAGATGAGTATGGGAAAGTTAAGGTTTTTTGAAAATGATGTCTATTTTCTAAGAAATAAATATCCAAAATTATATAAGATATTATGGACTAACACTAATCCAAAATTTAACTACGAGGATAAATACAATATGAATGTTACCTATAGGGATTATAACGATGAATTAGAATTAAGAAAAATAGAAAAGGAATTTGTTTTGGAAATAGCCGATTCGTTAACCCCAGATAATTCTGATTTGAATGGAGATGGACTTAAATTGGAAGAAATATGGGATTATGCATAAAAATGAGTTAGTACGTAAAGTAAACGAGATAAACTAACAACATTCTGATCTGAGTAAGTCGTAAAAGGTCCATGGGTTAGCTACGTTCAAAACATGGGGCAGTTTTTTATCTGTCGTTAAGCTATTTAAGGTTTAAATTAAGTGATTTAAGAGAAGCAATGGATATGGCTATGGAAGTTTCATTTGACTACAAAGGAATAAACTACTTTATTGAGCCTGACGCAAAGTCAGATAAATGGATGATTTTTTGTAGTCTTAAACCGGATGTCCCGTTATTTATGACAATGAATGAAGTTCTAGATATGAAAATAGATGATATGCCTTTAAAAGAAGTATTACCGTTAGTAACAAATGCAATATACTAACTGAAACTTGAAAGCATGAAATAGTGGATATTTCCCGCTATTTCATGCTTTTTGCCTAAAAAATAGAAAAACGCAGGGACACCCGCGTTATAATTTAAATGGTTCTATACTTTTTACTGTGTAATGATATATGGCTCTGCCCAAAACTTTGTGTGCATCATTTTCAAAGAATTTTAAGAAATCAGCGCGATTTTCTTAGAATTCTTTTTCTTTGGCTTGAAGTTCAACCAAAGAATGATGCGTTTCTTCATGTTGGTGAAATTGGGCATGCCAAAACTAAGGCGTCTAAGTAACTTGATTTTACTGTTGATTCCTTCAATAGGGCCATTTGAGTATTTAGCAAATTTAGGATTAGCGGCATTCAAAACATGGGCTAGTTTTTTATCCGTTGTTAAAGTAGGGTATTTAAGGTTTGAATTAAGTGATTATTATCGATGTTTTTAACGTTTTTAGGGTAAGCCTCATCACGTTTCTTGGTTCACTGGACTTTTTCTCATAAGAAAATTTAGCTGCAAAATTGTTGTGGTGAAGTGCATTTTTACTAGTGATATTTTGTTATAGAGCGCTAGTATCTGTCGACCTAAGATAAGGTGAAACAGTACTAGTATCGACAGATAACAAAAAGGTTGATATTAAGGGACTTGAAAGAATTTATGGAAAAAAGTAATATGTAATTAAGAGTGAAATTTAGTGATAGACAGAATGTATGTGAAAACTAGTTGGTAGTACGGGGGTTGGGAGTGCAGTAAATTTATTTAACTTAAGAGGAATGTAAATACGTCAAAGCTAGGCACTGCGAAACTGTCAGCTAGCGAAAATTTATTTAACTTAAGAGGAATGTAAATAAATTAGACAGTGGGGGACTACGGTCAACCAAACTGCAAATTTATTTAACTTAAGAGGAATGTAAATAGGACCACATGGCAAAGGTTAAACAATCAGTTAAAGAAATTTATTTAACTTAAGAGAAATGTAAATTAGGCTATCTAGCGCATCGTGAAAATCCTTTAGGTTCAAATTTATTTAACTTAAGAGGAATGTAAATTAATATGGACGTGGTTGGTCGAGTTGGCATAGTATCAGCAAATTTATTTAACTTAAGAGGAATGTAAATGCACCAGGTCAATCGTGCATGGAGCAAGATATAGAGATCTATTTAACTTAAGAGGAATGTAAATAAAACTTCATCAAACATCTTTTTCTTACTAAATCCTGAATCTATTTAACTTAAGAGGAATGTAAATTGTTTAAAATATCAGCAGTGACATTTAAGCCTTGTTCTTTTAGAACTTCGCTTGCCTCACTTAAAGCTTTAGTTCTAACTAATTCAGCATGTAAACTTGCAAGTTCTTTATCCTTAGTATCTTGCGCTTGCTTAGTTTTATCTTCTTCAGATAACTTTTTCACGGTCTTTTTACCCTACTTATATGCTTCAAGCACGACTTGGTATTTACTAACTCTTCTTCCAAGTCGTGCTTATCACCAGTCAATTTTTCTAAACGTTTTTGAAGTTTTTCGACTGTTTTAGCAGCTTTATCTTCCTCGATCTTGCCGGCATTGTCTTGTTCGTTTTCCACTTCTTCATTAATCTTTTCAACTTCTACATCTTGATTTTTGTTATCCATTACGAAAACACCTTTCTTCTCGCAGTTAAAGCCTTGAGAGGCTACTCAGTTGTTCCTTAACGCTTGCAAGCAGGAAAAAGGCATAAAAAAGACGGTTATTGCTACTCGTCTATAATTCTAAGCAGTAGCGTATAATAAAAATAGCATCCACAATAATTCTGTGAATGCTTTATATAATGTTATGATCTTTTAAATATTTATCTGTTGCTTCTTCTCTTTTCTTAAATTCAAAGTTACTCTCTATTTTTTTATTAATTCTATCCAGTATTTTTCTTTCTTCTTCAGGAGACATACAATAAGTATCATCAATAGCCATTCATGTTAGCTTTTGTTCATCTTTCGACATAGGGGAACACCTTCTCCTCATACAGTTTATCTGTTGCTTTTAAAATCGATTCTTGCTTTGTAAATCCATCTCTTATACAGTCATTATACCATTTTTCAAACGCTTGAATCTATTTAATTTAAGAGGATTAAGCTTAGCCGGAAAGGCTCTATCAAACTTTTTATAAGACTCAACATATGGTATTTCATCATGATTAGTCTTTTAGAAGTTATATTTAAGTAGAGATGATTAATTTGGTTGTTTTTGTCCTGGTGTGATGAAAGTGGGTTATAATAATTTTCGAAGTTCATCTTGTATATCCCCTTTAATATTTGTTTGGTCGCTTATATTATAAATGGAGAAAGCTCAAAATGGGCTTTTTTAATATTTTCTCTCATAAAAAAATGAAAAAACTCTGGGTGCGAAATCGTTCACACCCAGAGTTTTGTGGAGACCCAGAAAGGGTTAAGTCCACACATGTGTTGAAAATCCTAACCGATATTAGGTGCCTCTATTTGAGAATACTGCTATAAATATAACTAGCCTATGATTGAATGCTCTCGTTTCAATCATAGGCTGGTTTAGTTAGTTATCGTTGTGGTAGTAATTAATCAATTCTTCATAGGTGTCGAGGGGCTCGAAATTGAGGGTCCACTCAACTAAGGGCATATCCTCGGGGGTCAGCTTATAGGCAATTTCATTTGGATCTAGGTAGACGGCTTCGGGGTCAGGTAAAGCTTCTTGCATCACTTGGCCAAAATATTCACTATCCTCGTCTGTCACCTTAACTTCCTTGCAACGGTGCTTGGTAATGAAGCACAGTTCAGGCATTTTTAACAAGTCCAAGGTGAAATTGTGGTGATTCAAGTGGATATGTGCTAATAGCTGGGTGAAGCGGTCGTGCGTTGAATTTAGCTGGTAATCAAATGAGTAGTTAAGGGCGGGAAGCAGGTTTTCATCTGCTGGGTCCAACCCGACTCTATCAGCCAAATAATAAGGAAGGCGGAGGTAGAGTAGGTATTGAAAAGAGGTCTTATCAACTTCTTCTACGAAAAAAAAGCAGCCAGCGTATAATTGATATAAGCTCATCTAATCAAGTCCCTTCCTAAACATTTATTAACTAAGTATAACACAGTTGTAGCTAAAAGGGCGGTTCAATGCTTGCGAAAAGAATTTTCAGAATAAACATTCATTGTTTTGATAAAAAATGCTAAAATAAAAAGGACTATGTAAAAGTTAGGATTGTTTTTTATGAAAATATTAAGTGTCATCATTCCTTGTTACAATGCTCAAGATTACATGGAGCATGCCATTGAAACCCTGTTAACTGGGGGCGAACGGCTGGAAATATTGTTGGTGGATGATGGTTCTAAGGATAACACCGCCCAGATTGCGGACAATTATGAGCAACGTTACCCGGAAATTGTACGAGCACTACACCAAGAAAATGGTGGGCACGGTAAAGCGGTTACGACTGGGTTACACGCTGCCACTGGTTTTTTTGTAAAAGTAGTTGATAGCGATGACTGGGTTGATGAAAATGCCTTGCGAGAAATTTTGGATTTTTTAGAAAAGGAAAGTCTTAAAAAAGATGCAGTTGATATGTTAATCAGCAATTTCATCTTCGATAAGCAAGGAGTTAAGCATAAAAAGGCTATGGAATATAGTAGCTTTTTACCGACCGACCGGGTCTTTTCTTGGGATGAAGTTCATTTTCCGTTGGGTAAATACTTGCTAATGCACTCGGTAATTTATCGGCGTGATGTCGTGGTAGGACAAGCTCAATTAGAGCTACCTCACCATACCTTTTATGTCGACAACCTCTATGTCTTCGAGCCTTTACGGTATGTAAAGAATATCTATTACCTAGATGTTAATTTCTACCATTACTTTATCGGCCGTGACGATCAGTCTGTTAACGAACAAGTAATGATTGGGCGTATTGACCAACAGCTAAAGGTTAACCGGTTAATGATTAATTTCTACGCCAAAAATGAAGCCCAGCTTGACCCGGCGCTAGCTAATTACATGTTCCGTTACCTGGAAATCATTACCACTGTTTCTTCTATTCTATTGCTAAAGGATGGTAGTAAGGAGAGTCTACGTAAGAAGACCGCCTTGTGGAATTATATTAAACGCAAAGATGCTCATCTTTACCGGGAATTACGCTGGGGCTTGTTTGGGACTGGAGTTAATTTACCGTGGAAACTAGGTAGAAAAACGGCGTTGGGTGTCTATAAACTTGCGCGAAAGATGTATGGCTTTAATTAATGTGTGTAGCCTCTTATCTCTATTTGGGATAGGGGGTTATTTTTTGGTATTACAATGGAAGGAGAAGTTAGTAGTTATTTTTTAGTGTCTACCACTAAAAAAAGATTGAATTTCTGCCTAAATTTGTTATAATTTATACTGTTATGGAGAGTTGGCAGAGTGGTAATGCACCGGACTCGAAATCCGGCGAACCGGTAACACCGGCGCGCAGGTTCAAATCCTGTACTCTCCTTAGATAGGGTTTTATAATGTTTTGGGACGTTCTAAACGTTGCTATATCAAGCTTTATGTTTTATAAACGTTTGGTAATGTAATGCTTTTTTTAGGAAAAAGTATCCTAAAAGTATCCTAACAATAAAATAACTTTCCCGGTGGGTATCGTATATATTTATATACGGTATTTTTTTTATTCTTTTTTCTATTTTTCAGTAGTCTAAAAAAAGTGTGTAAAGTGTGTGAATATGCTATAAAGCTAGTAATACCAAGGGTTTCAGCGATTACCAAAAGTGTGTATTAAGCGTGTAAAAAGTGTGTAGTAACACGTTTTTAAAGCCCACAGAGAAGAGATTGAGGTTTAATCTGACTAAAACGCCTGTCCCCCCCTCCTGTGGGCTTCCTAATTATGCTATCCAATTAATTCTATTACCGCTTACTTGCTTCATTGCTCCCGCTAGAATGATACAAGCACTTAATAACAAGTCGTATAGCTTCCGCCTGGTTACTCCCCAAGATTGCGCTAAATCAACTTGCCTTAGTTTTTGAACGTATGCTAATTCTATCAGCTTAACATAATCTGTATCATCATTTTTAAAGTTATCTTCTATTAAGTCTAGCGCTTGCCTTAACCACTCTAGGCGCTGTTCTGCTTCCGCTGCGTTAATAAAGGCTACTTCATTATGATTTTCATAGTTTCTAGTTGCCGGCATGCCGTTTAATCTAACTGCCTTTAAAGTCGTACCGGCAAGCATGCAATCTTTATCATATTGTTTATTGAAATAATCTCTTACATTTTTAGCTGTTTTCTTTGCGTCCATGGTGGTAAATCCTCCCTTTGTTTATTGAACACGGCCTTAAAACTCGTTTCTCAGCACTAAAAAAACAGGTGATTTAAAACCACCCGCTTATTTTTATTGATATTCTGCTTGTAACTGCCCAATGATTGACCTAATTTGATAAGGTATCTTAACTTCAGTTTCTGCGCGGTTTTCGTAATACATACCGGCTAGAAAGATAACCGCGACTGTGTATCTGTCGTCGCTTTCTAAACCGTCTGCTTTACCGACTGCACTTTTAATATAACCTTCAGCGGAATTAATAAACGTCTGTATTAGTTTATCATCTTCCGTGTTATCAATTCTAAGGCTGTTCTTTAGATCCTCAACGGTAACCATTAAGCAGCAGCCCCAAACGTAATAGCAAAACCGGCTTCAGTATCAATTAATTTATAATCGTCGCGGGTTGCGATTGCTAAGCCTTGTGCGTATGAGTCAAATTTTTCCCAGTTGTAACTTACTTGGTTGCGTCTGAAGACTGCCACCGCTTGGGACATATCCGCTAAAATCATGTTAGCCTTGCCGGTAATTGCTGCTTTCCATGCTCTATCAGATACCATAAATACGGGTTGACCCAGTAGACTAAAGCCGCTTGGGGCTGTTACGTCGGGTTGTAGTAAGTAACGGCCTTCATTGTCTTTTAATTGGTCTAAAGTGTTAAAGGCGGTTGCGTTCACAATCCACATTGAAGTTTTTTTCAAGTTAGAATTTAAGTTAACGTTGAAGATTGTCTTTAAGTCGTCTAAATTTGCCGCGGTCTTACCTGGTAAGGTTGCCAATAGCTTAAGAATGTTTTGGTTATCAGTGTTTCTTACTAAGCGTTTAAGCTGCTTCTTACATAAAGCGATAATATCAACTGCGCTATCGTCCTTAGCTTCATCTGAAATAACAATCCGGCCCGCGCGGGTTTCTACTTTATATTCAACTTCCTTTAAGGCTAAATCAGTGTCGCTTAATTCTTCTGCTTCTGTTTTAGTAACTAAGGTGGTTGTGTCATCAGCGGGGACGATAGGCAATGAACCGCTACCCATAGAAACATTTTCCACGGTAGCAAATTCAGCAAGATTTAAACCGTCGTCTTTCAACTCATAAGCCGGTGTAATAACTTCTTTTGGCATAACTACCTTGCCCGACTCTGTTGTTAAAGCGCTACGGGTTTCAGCGTCTAAGTTGCCGGCAGCTCTAATATAAGCTTCCATTGCTTGAACAGGGGTTACTTCATCATTAGTATTTACAGATTTAAACATATCTTTATTCTCCTTTGTATTTGTGATTAAACTTCTAGTATCGACATTAACATTAGTATCAGGGTAGGCGGGCAGCGTTACTACTGACAATTCATAGAGATTAGCAATAGAATTTACTTCACGCTTATAATTTCCGTCGTCTGTTTGCGTCCAGGCGCTGCCGTCGTCGCTTACAGTGAAGCCAAACGACATAGAGTCTAAGTTACCGGCTTGAATGTTTTTATAAACGTCATCTGAAACACTTGTGCCTGGTAGGGTTGCTTTAAACTTAAGTCCCTTGTCATCTAATTCCACGGTTAGAGTGCCGGCCTTAACGCTTGCTAACACGTCCTTGTAATCATGGTTATAGATCATTACCAGGTTGCTAAAATCTACGTTATCTAGCGCGCCTTTATGAATGACTTCCGTAAATTTTAAGCCGTCCTTACCGGTCAATAACTCGCTTTCTTGCTCGTATAGTACCGCGTAACCTTGCACGGTCTTTTCTGCTGTTTCTTTTGCGTCGGGGCTATCTTCTGCCCCCTTTTGTGGGTTGTTAGCTCGCAACTCAGCATTAATTAAAAATCTTTTTTCTAGCATATTTTCACTCCTTAAAATAAGTATTACCAACAGGGTCTAAATTAATCATCTGTCTAGCTTCATCTAAAGTAATCAAGCCGTTATTATAGGCATTGGCAGCTTGCTCTAACATTTCCTTAGGGTCAACGCTAGTTAAAGCGCTAGTATCAAAGCTAAAATTCTTGTTGCCTAGTTTCTCAGTCAATTCTGAAGTAATGCAATCAAAAATATGTTGTAGCGTGCCGCGTAAGTAACTACTGCTTGTCTTATCTGATTGAAGCGCGTTAGAGTGAACATTTTCTAAGCCTAGTTTTTCAATAGGTAAGCCAAACGTTGAAGCAATCCGCCTAATAACTACCTCGTTAACCTTATCAATCACATTCAAAACGTCGGTGTTTAATTCTAAGCTTGATACGTCTAAATCCGGGCCAACTACGATAGAATTTAAAGCCTTATCTCCTGTGGTCGCTTCATCAAATGCTTTTCTAACCTTTTCGCGGGCTTCCCTAGATAAATCAGAGTTAACCGACTTAATAACGGTCGTCCCATGAATACCGCTTGTTAGATAGCCACCAAGCAAGTTATTTAATTCTTTTTCAGCCTTAAGCGTGCCTTTTAGGGCCTGTACTCTAGATAAGCCAAACACACCATTTTTAGTAAATTCAAAAAAATGTAGCAGCTTTTCATTAGGAATATACCGGGCTTTTTGCTCGTGGTTATTATACTTATAACGAACTTGATTAGTTACGTCGTCGTACTCAATTTCTATATGATCGTTTGGGACTAGCCTAAAATTGCCGCTGCCTAAGTTTTCAACAAATGAATTACCGTATAGCAACATATTAGAGACCACAGGGAATAACAGGCGGCGCTTAGAAAAGTTATTGCCAATGTTGGGGGTATCGCAATTTAACTTACATGAAGCAACGTCGTTAGCGATAATCTGGATAACCGTAAACAACGAACTGGAGCTTAAAACATTATTGCTAATGTTGAAGTTAGCATTATCATTAAAGCCAATAAGCACTTGTTCCACTGGGTCAGCGCTGCCGGTTGTTGCTTGATTGTTAATAAAAAAGCTCAACTAATTCACTTCCTTTCAGAGTTAAGAATGACTGCGATTACTACTAAGAAAAGCCCAGCTACACCTAAAGCCTTAAAAAAGCCATATAAGCCATAGGTTGCAATAGTAATCATGATTAGGCCTAGGCTTAGTAGCGTGCCTTGATTAAAAAGAAAATTCATCGCTTTCAAAGTATTCATTCCTTTCTTTGTTCTTTAGTTGCTCGTCAAAGTAATTCATGCCAAGCACATAAGCATTAATTAAAGCTGCTGCCGGGTCGATATGCTTACCACTCATACGGTCAACTTTATTTAGTATCCAGTTATTATTAACAAGCTTTACTACCGCGTTATTAAATGCATATTCTAATAGCTTGTTATCGCGGTGTTTTAAGCGTCCGTCTAGTAGCAAGTCTTTAAATTGCCTTGTCGGTACATTCAGAGTTAAGCCACCTTGACGAACTCCCACAAGCGGTAAGGCTAGCTGCTTTTCTAACCTAGCGATTAAATTATTACTGTTCCAAGGGTCGTAACCTATACCAAGCACATTTAAATTATTCTCAGTAATGAAATTCATTAACCAAGAAAAAACCGCGTCAACGTCGATAATGCCCGACTCAAGCTCTGTTATGCTACATTCCCCGCGCTTAGCTGCTAGGCGGTAATTAAACTCGTCCGTGCGTTCCTTGCGTTCAATTCCGTTAGCTGTTCCAACGAATGAAAAACTATCAGCATAGTAAGTTAAATCATCATCATCTAAAGGAATTAACCAGGAAATAGAGGTTAGGTCGTTTCTAGTCGATAGGTCAATACCTATGTAAGCGTCCTTACCATAAATGTTAGGGGGAGTAATTAAATTTTTATTCCAGTCCTTAGGGTCGATATAGGCATCTACCCGGCCGGGTGTCCACATGTTGAAATTCTTAACTAAAACGTTGCTTATATCACCTTGTTTAGTCGCGGTGTCTAAGTCTGCTTGAATTTTAGCTTGCATGGTTTCAGCAATCTTTTTATTAGCTAGAATAGGATTAGCTTTAACCCATGTTTCAGGGTCGTAAATCTCTTCCGGGTCGTCTAAGGAATAAATCAAAGCTAAATACCTATCGTCGGTAACCTTACCGCTTAGAATATCGCAAGCATAATCGCATTGAGCTTTAAATGAACTTGTCATGTTAAAACCGGCGGTGGAAATCATACACAATAGCCCGTTTTCGTTTTGGATCATACCCGACTCAAGCACTTTCTTAGTATCCTCAAACACTTTATTAGAGATATTTGCGCACTCGTCCATAACTGCTAAATCTGCCCCGTATCCGTCTAAGTTATTAGTTCCGTTTGTTGCAAGGGGTACGGCAAACGAATCCGTTTCAGTATCGAATATCTTTTCAGAGGTAACTTTAAAGCGTCTGCGCATGTAAGAACTAACCCGGCTAACATTTTGTAACTGGTTTTTAGCCTTATCAAACGCTAAGTGTGCTTGTTGCAAACTCCCCGCGGTAAATAAGACTTGTTTGGAATAACCAGGCTCTAGGAATAAATAAACCAGGGCCAAACTCGCAATAATAAACGACTTGCCCGACTTCCTAGCACATGAATAAAGAAAAGTCTTAAACCTCATACCACCGTTAGTAGTCCGCCACCCGAATAACTGACTGATTAGGAATACTTGAAAATCTATCAGTTTAAGCTGCTCGCGGTTGTCAGTCGGTAGCATTTCAATAAAATTAATAACCTTGTCTGCGTATGCTTCATCGTAATAGTAAGGGAAGTCCACGCGGTTTAGGTCATCAATGAAGCGTTGGCAAGCTTGCTTAATCTGTTTGTTAACTATTTTTTTGCCATTGATTGCGTCATAGGCGTATTTTAAAGCTCTGTTCATCTTATGACTTCACCAACGCTTTGAACGGGTCGCTTTTATCTTCTTGTTTAGCATTATTCCAAGCCATTTTTAAGCGGGCTTGAGGGGTTAGGCCTAAATCATTTGCTAAGCTGCGTAAAGTCTTAGTTAGTGCGTCCATTTGCTTAACAGCGGGGTTAATTTTGTTTTCAGTCATAACAACCCCGTCCGCGTTAATTGCCTTCTGACAAGCTACAATAGCGCTATACGTTGCGCAATAACTAGCCAAGATATTTTCATCAAGGGCGCTTACGCTATCAGCCAATAGGGCAATTAGGCGCTTATATTCAGCCTTAGCAACTTCATCTAAGAATGTTGGGGGGTTGGCAGCTACCATAGGGGCATTTTTAACCTCGTTTAGTGCTTGCTGCCTAATTGCTTTTTGTTCGTTTGTTTCATGACCTTTAGTAATTGCCATAACATTTTTTGCCACGGATTTCACCACCTTATATATTGCGCATTTCCTCCCCTTTATTATAACACAAAAGGCATAACTTTATAAAGGTATGAACATACTCGCATATTTTTAAAAGGATTTTGCCTAAGAATTGAGTGAGCGTCCGTTCAAGCATCGATAACCTAGGGGGGGGCTATTTATACTAAGAACGGTTTAACGCTCGTCTACGGCGCTCTAGGGCTGTTTTACGGTTATGACAAGCACGGCATAAAGTTTGTAAGTTACTATCAGCTAGTTTCTCCCCACCATCGTTAATTTCCTTGATATGGTCGACGATTTCACCGCGTCTTACTATGCCTTGCTTCAGGCATTCAACGCAATAAGGCTGTTTTGCCATATGGTAGCGTTGTAGCTTCCGCCAAGCTGTTGTTTTATAGAATTTATCGTTATCATAAGTTTTTCTAGTTGGTTTAATGTAGTGTTCGCGACAATATTTGTCGCCTTTAGGTATTAAGTTATTGCAACCAGGATAGTTACATAGCTTCATTAGCATAATTCATCGCTCCTTAGTGTTAATTTTGCTATCAATTTGAAGGATAGCGGATTTTATAAGCGTAACTAGAGTTACGGTTGTTAGGGTGTTGCCCCTACGTGTGTAGTTATAACTACGGACGTTAAATCCATTTGATTGATTTAGAAACATATCCTTCCAGAAGATACGTTTACACTTTAGGGTGTAGTTATAAGTACGCCCTTAATTTTCAGTCGTGCATACTCTTTACAAGTGTAGTTACAACTACGGTTGTTATACATAAAAAGGCTAGCCATTACAGCTAACCTTAGTGCTTAATCTTTCTTAAGCTTTAAATCTAGAATATCAAAGCCATGTATGCCTGACTCTTGCGATATGGTTTCAATGGTGTAAGTTTTATCATCAAGTATTACTACCCATTCATCGTCTAAGTTAGGGAAGTGCCTAATAGCGATTGTCTTGTATCCTTTACGCACTCCACCCGCATTAGTAATAACTTCCTTATAAGTCATTGCTAACTCAGCACACCAAACAGTAGCATGTTCAACAAACGTTTCAATAGGGCTATAATTCTCATCTACACCCGTTTCATAACCACCAAGCTTAGCACGTTTGTTTAGCCTGGTTATTTTTATATCTTGCATTAATAAGCCTCCACTTCAAACTGAGTAATAGCCTTAGTATCAAAATCAAAGTGATCTATCAAATGGTTGCGTCTTGTAAATAAATCGTGACTATCCAAGCAGATTATAACAATGCCGTCATGGTCGCGAGCAAAACTAAAAGCTTGGTCGTACATATCCTTGTAATTATCTTTAGTAGGTAGTGCAAAAACTAGCCTATTAGTAAAATCTAAAATCATACTTCTATACATGTTTAGTTTCTCCTTTAATGTTGTTTTGAAATCCACAGTTAGGGGGGGTAGGGTTATCTTTGCGTGAGTTATAATTCTTTGAGAAAGCCTAAGTTAGGCGGTGTCTGTAATTCAATGCCAATTAAGGCCCGCTTGCGTTTGCCTGTTGTAGGGTCTTTGGCATTTTCTGAATAATACCAACCTTTACATTTGCCGCGGTATTCGTAAGAGTCGCCCAATCTATTTAGTTCACTGATGAAATTCTTTAGGTTCAATGGTTGACTTCCTAAAGTGTCAATGCAATATTTTCTATAACTTTGGTACAACTCTTTATAGGCTGCTACCGCTTTTTTGTTTCCTAAAGTTTCTTGGTTACAACATTCATCAATAAAATTTTTAACGGTATTATTATCGTTTAGCCATTCGGAAGTATATTTTTTAACTTCATCGGAAATACTAAACCCGGTATGATCTACAAAATACATTTTCCTAAAAGCTTCCAAGCAGCTATAAACAAAAGCGTTTCTTTCAGCTTTCACTTTTTTCATATTGTGTCTATCCCAAAAACTAGCATTTTCCCCGCCTGGTCGGGTGTTGCCGTTGATAAACTTAATTACAGTAAATCTATCTAAGAGGGCATTATTAATTTCTTTGGTAGAGATACCCGGAAGCCTGTTAGCGCTCCATATATGCTTAGCATACAGCCTTTCATTTATTCGGGCTTCACCTTTATTTTGGATAGACATTTCATCATTACCAGTCAAAGACTTTATACTAGCGATTGTTCTAGAATTAAGGTTATCTTGTGGAAGCTCTGCGAACGTGTTTAGTTCTTTGTATCTCATTGAGTAAGCAGCAAATTTGTCGTTACCGTCTAAATCGTAAGGTGTAATATGACTAACATTATCACGGCCTATAATATTTTCTTCAATGTAGTTAAGCAGTGTAGACTTACCTTCACCACCAGGCCCGTAAAAGAATAACACCTTTTGCAACGGGTTTTCTCTATAAAACATATAGCCAATATATTGCTTTAAAAGTAGTATATTTTTTTCACCTATCATTTCAGTAAGCAAGTAATCAGTTTCGGGGGTGTTGCCTTGCTCTATGTTATAATCATGTGCGTTAATAATCATATTAGCCGGTGAGTGTTCTTGCATCTTACCAGTTTTAAAATTATACGTGCCGTTTTTAAACGCTACTAAATGCGCGCGTTTTGCCATTTCTTTTGGTAAGTCAACTTCTCTTTCAAACGTAAAACCATTCTTAAAAAATGACATTGTATCATTTTGAAAGCCTAATTCTTGTTTGCTTGCTCTAAGACTAATTGGAAGCTTCCAACGGTCTAAGTTCTCCCTAAGAAAGCTAGAAAGTAGGTTGTTCTTTTCATTCTTCATCAAGGGCCGCCATGCGCCGTTATCGGGCATGTATTCCATACCATGTTCTAATTTAGAGTAAGTTTTAATATGGTGTTCTTCATCAAACAACCATAAGGCGGGCTTAGGTAGCAGCTCCCAACAGGCTGTATAAATTACACTTTCTTTTTCTTTTTTGCTAACACAATACACTCTAATATAAGTGGGTGTAATCGTATCTAAGGCATTGGCTAATTGTGGTTTTCTGAAGTTATCCGCCTTTTGTAGTTGTGAGAAAATAAAAGCAAAGTTAAAAGGTTTAATTTTCGGAATAGCAACATTTTCATTAATTAATGCGCTAACAGCTTCTAAACTTGAAATATCTGTAATACCCTTTTTAATTATTTCTAGCGCTTTATTATTCATATTATTTTTTCGTCCTTTCTAGTCTAACGTACTGTTTTTTTCATTTTCTCCCAATCTATTAATTAAAACCAAACTTATAACCAAAGTCAGGCTTAACCCACTTGTAATAACACTTCTCATTTCCATTAATAGCCTTCTGTATAGTTACTTCACCATAGGTTTTATTAGTAGCTCTATCAGTCGCTAGCCTGTCCCACTTAGGCCGGTATAAGGCGCTCTGTCTAAATACCTCGTCCATAACATAAGGGTCGCAAGCACTTAAATAAGCTAGATTATTGCAAAGTGCTAAATCAGCACTAGAATTATCATTGTTTTCATAAGTTTCTACACCACGGCTAAACAATGCCCAAGCCGGGCCGTTGTAACGTCTCATTTCTTCTATAACTTCATCAGCATTCAAGCGCCGGCAATAATGCCCCTGTTCGTCTCTGAAAATTTGGCAGTTAGTTAATATCACAGAGTTAGGCTTTTTTGTTGGTGTGCGCGCTTTAGGCTCGTTTAATCCGTAAAACTCAATTAGCTTTAATAACTCATCAGCAGTTAATTCCTTAATTTCAGCGTCTGTTATCGGGTCAAGTGAATTAAACGTCATAGCACAATGCCGGCCGTTTGAGTAAAGCTCTACATTGTTAAGCCTTTCTCTTCTGCGCGGCTCTTTCCCATTGTATATAAATAGTATGTGGATACCATTACCACTAACAGAAACTTCCGCGTATGATCCTTTAGTTAACTTCCTAGCAGCAACAACTTTATTATCTGCTTTAGGGTTGCCGCTTTGGTAGTCGTCAATATCAGCTCTAATGTTATCAATATCTAACAGCCATAAGCCATTTCCCATATACACGCTTAAGCCGTTGTAATGTTCAATATAGGTTTTAGCTTCATAATAGGTTAGCCATGTTTCGGGCTTGCTTTGGTTGCCCTCAATGCCTGTTTTAGGGTCAACAGGTATCTTGCCTAACTTCTCATTATCACGGGGTTTTAGTCTGTAAACTCCCCATTGCTTTTCTTTTGTTAATTCTTTAAATTTCATAGCGTTATGTTTCTTTCTATGGTATAATATAGGTATAAAATTCTTTTAAATTCATGGTTTATATGTTGCTTTCTGCCCGCTAATAACGCGGGTTATTTTTTTATTCTTCTATTAGTATTCCTAATGCTCCTGTCACTCCCATAAGGGTTATACCTATTGCGGCATGCCCAAGTATTGCTAAAATTAATCCAACCACAAAACTATATATTGCTATTGCTTCCGCGTTTGTCATTGCTACCACTCCTTAATTGAACCTTTGACCGGGGTTATTTTTTTTACTTGCGATTAGTTAGCCATTTATTAACGTCGGGTACATAGAATTTATATGTTTTTTCAAACATAACCTTAGGCATGCCTTTTTCAATCAGCTTGTTAAGCCCTGGGCGTCCAATACCTAAATAATTAGCTAGTTCCGTTTTATTCATCCACTGTTTAGTTGTGCCTTTTGTATTAATATCTTTCACAGCTTTTTCTAACTCATCTGCGATAATCACTTGAATTTCTTCCGGGGTGATTACTTGTAATTCCATGGGTAAGACCTCCCTGTTATATTTTGTAAAACAACTTCGTTATATTTTGTTATCTTACACAGTCATAATATAACGATATATAACAAAAAGCAAGTATGAATTTATATTTTGTTGAAAAATAACGAATTATAAAGTAAAATGTTATATATCAAAGGTGGTGAAAAAAGCTTTTGGGAAATAGAATTAAAGATTTAAGATTAATCAGTGGCATTACACAAAAAGAACTAGCGTTAAAAATCGGTATAACACAACCGGCCCTAAGCAATTATGAAAGTGGAAGAACACCTAATTCTGAGATAACAGGAAAATTAGCAGACTTCTTTGGTGTTTCAGTAGCTTACTTATTGGGGCTTTCTGACTCACCTAAAGACCCTTTTTTTCTTGACCCTGTCGCAATAGCGTTAGATGATAGAAAATTATTTGAACAAATGGTGGATACAACTTCACAATGGGACGGTAGCGATTATAGCGAACTAGTGCCAAGTGCTGTTAAAGAAAAAATAGGTAAAAATCTACATTGGTTTTCTCATAGTTATGAAGCTTTAGTTAAACATTACGATACACCCGACGCAAAAATAGAAACGGAAATTGAACCTGGAATAGAAAGGCTGTTAGATCTTGAACTTGATATAATAGAAAAGCTTTCTTACTTCCACTATAAAATGAATAACGAACTACGTTCGGGCGCTAAGTTAGATAGCAGCCTTGAATATGTTTTGGAATTTATTGCCGGCTTTTTAGAAAGAGAATACAGGTGGAAATAAAAAACGTGTGAATTACACACTTTCTACACGCTTTTTACACACTTTTTAAAACGTGCTAAGGCCTTATGTACCAAGGGTTTTAACGATATTTACACGGTTTACACACTTTTTTTTGAACTACCATTCCTTACTTGAGCCTTTGACCGGGAAAGACGGAAAGGAAAGTTTAAAATGAAGAACATTGAAAAAAATCAACTAGGCAAATATCGTTATTACTTTAAGTACAAGGGCAAGAATTATAAGGGTTCTTGGTGTAATAGCCTAGCTTTAGCGCGCGAACAACTTTTTGAAGTACAAGCCAAAGTTCGTAAAGACGGCTTTATAGACAATAAGCAAATTACTTTTAGACAAGTCCACGATTGGTTTATGGAGGATCATAAATTAAGAGTCAAAGAATCCACACTAAATAAGGAAATTGGAGACTGTAAAAATCATGTATTACCTAAGTTTGGTGATTATCCTATCGCAAGTATCACAGTTGATTATTGCCAAAGTGTTTACGATGAGTGGGCAATAGAGTTAGGTAGACATGATATAATTAAAATGTACGCTTCCAGGGTGTTCAAAGAGGCAATAAGGCGCGACATAATTTCTAAAAATCCATTTGATTATGTTAAGAAACCTAAAGAACATAAAAAGCCTAAAGAACGTGAATTTTTAGAAAGAGATGAGTTTATAACCTTTATGCAAGCTGCGCAAAAGTTTGATATTGAAAAATATCTAATGGTTAGGTTATTGGCTTATACTGGTATGCGTCGTGGTGAGTTGTTCGGGCTTACTTGGGCCGACATAGATTTTAATAGTCATACTGTCGATATTAATAAGGGCTTTACGTTAGGACTAGACAATAAGAAAAAGATAGATACGCCTAAAACGGACTCATCTTACAGAGTTTTAAAGGTTGATACTGAAACTATTGAATTGCTAGCTAAGTGGAAGCAGCAACAAGCGTTAAGAATTAGGACTAATAATTTAAGGGTCAAGCGTGATGACAAACAATTTATTTTCGCTAGTCAAAAGAAAAATGAATTTACACACCCAAATAAGGTTTATAAGGTAATCAATGATTTAATAAAGGTTACAGGCATTAAGAAACATATTACCCCTCATGGATTACGGCATACATGGACAACTCTATTTGTTGAGGGGAGCGGTGAAGAAAACCTTATGATTGCACAAAAACAGTTAGGACATAGGAGCGTGAGAACAACGCAAGATATTTACACCCACTTAACGGAAGATAAAAAATCAAAAGCTATTGATATATTCTTAGAGGGTTTTAAGTAGAGTATCCTAAAAGTATCCTAAACAGCATTTTTTAACAGCTCTAAAGCATTGATACAGGGGCATTTGTTAGGATTTTAATTACTATCCCTGTACTCTCCTTTTTATGAACAATATGTTATAGTTTAAATAATTTCAAAAACACCGACAAACGTTGATATGATAACGTTTGTCGGTGTTTTTTTATTTCTGAGTTTTCATATGTTTTAGTATATTTTTAAAAAGTCTGCACACATTTTACACACAAATTAGATTATAGAATATTTTGTTTAGCTTCGACTTTGCTAAATAATTTATCAACGATATTTTCAATTTGATTATCAGCTCGATTTTTGTATTCGTCAATTAGGTAAGAATATACCCTGGATGTTGTAGAAATATCTGAGTGACCCAGGCATTTGGAGATAATATAAAGGTCTCCTTAGATAAGTCTTTATGATATCTTAGGACCTTATAACCGTTGATACATCAAGCTTTATATTTTATAAACATTTGATAATAATGCTTTTTTAGGAAAAAGTATGCCGGGCATGTCTAACAATTATAATAACTTTCCCTGGTGAGTACTGTATGTTTTAGATATGGTATTTTTTATACTCTCTTTTTGTTTTTCGTTAGTCTAAAAAATATGCTGAAGTATGCGTTGAAGGCCTGCAGTGGAGAGTCTATAATGATGGTTTTAATTCGGAATGCTAACTAAGCTTCAAGTATTACATCTGTCGACTGTAGATAGAGCAAAATTAAGGGGACATCGACAGATAGTGAAAAAGTTGAAATTACTGAGCTTGAAAGAGTTTACAGAAAAAAGTATCATGTAGATATGGGGATAAAAGTAGTGATAGACAGAATGCGCGTGGAAACTAGTTGATAGTACAAAGCTTTTAAAGGGTAGTGATTCTATTTAACTTAAGAGGAATGTAAATGAATTTAGCCCATTTCTGTCTATCATCACCTAAAACGATTCTATTTAACTTAAGAGGAATGTAAATCTTACCAGTGCTGCGTATCTGTTGAGGTCAAAACCAAGATTCTATTTAACTTAAGAGGAATGTAAATAAAGAAAATCACAAGAGCGTTTAATAATGCCGTGCTGATTCTATTTAACTTAAGAGGAATGTAAATTTAGATAACCTTGCGCCCGGTTAATGCTTGCTTGCCTGATTCTATTTAACTTAAGAGGAATGTAAATTAGATAGGGTTTTATAATGTTTTGGGACGTTCTAAACGGATTCTATTTAACTTAAGAGGAATGTAAATAAGGATATGGGCTAACATGGATGTGCTGCAAACTAAACTTAGTCAGACTATCATGGCGGGAATCACAACAGGTCAAAGTTATGATGAAATGGATAGACACTTGAAAACTCAAGTTGTTAAAGATGTTCCTATAATTTCTGTTCATCCTAATTGTAGATGTGCGGTGGGTGCTTACTGGGTGGATTAAAAGAATAATCCTTTGCCTAATGAAATAGGAGCAATAGTAAATTATAAAAAGTTCGGAGTCCTATAAAATTAACTACTCTTTACGAAATAAAGAAATACTTAGTGAAGAGCAAAGAGATTTAGTTATGAACTTAGATAATGCGACTGATAAATTACCCAAGTATTCTAATAAAACTCCTCTTTATAGTTCTTACAGCAATGATTGGGGATTTGATGTTAGGAGATTCACTGCCTAAGTGATAAGAACAGGGATATTAGAGGACTTAGGATATTTTTCTACTTCACCAAAAATTTATAATCGTGATGATAATTTTAGAATTACAATAATAAATAGTCATTCAGGAGTTGTACTAGGAAAGTATGATGAAACTGAAGAAAAGGAAGTTTTATTGGCTAGAAAATCATCATTTAAGGTCGTAAAATATTTTTTAGAGGAACGCTCAGATAACAAATTAGTTCCAATTATAGAGGTGGTAGAAAATGAATAAAAAACCTTACTCTGACAGAAGATGGTATGATGCTGATTTTGAAACTGTGAAAAACCTTAAACCACTTAAACATTCTGAAGAATATAAAAAGAATGCTAAGGCATTTTTTAGTGGACTATATGATAGAGAATTTAAAGAAGAAGATTTACCTATAGAATTACAAACTTCTAAGAAGGAGGATACTAATTGCTAATAACGATTACTTTTCAGTAGCTTATAAAATTTTGTCTTATCTTAAATATTGTTACGAACTGAAACTTGAAAGCAAAAAAGAGCATAAAAATTCCCTATTCTCTTGATATAAGCGAGATATCACTACATTAAATTAGTTTTTTTCACGCCTTCTGAAGCTGGGAAGCTATGCTTTGTGGTAGGCTGCTGATAAATTTATCAACTGTCTCATTAAGTTGTTTTATTGGTGCCATTGGTTCACTTTCTACAAGCCGATTTAGTAGTTTTATAAACCATACCAATACGTCAGTCAGCTTTAAATCAGGCATAGTTTCACCCATGATATAGAACAGGTCTCCGATAGTACGTTCATCTTTTTCTTGAAGTTCTTGCCAAGCTAACAAATCATAGGTCATCATCACAATAGTTAAGTGACCACAAAGGTCGTCATAATTTTGAACTTGAGTCTTATCAAAGCGCAAATACTGTTTAGTAGCCTTGAAGTACGTCTCTATCTGCCATCTTCTACCATACAGTTGAATAATTTCATCTAGGCGAAGAGATACTAAGAACTAAGTAATTGTTGACTTTGCGTTGATTACGTATGAATACTAGACGCAATTCAATTCCACTATCACTTTTTACAACACAACTGTATTGATAAGTCGCTTTAGACGACCGTTGTTCAGAGCGCAATCGTTCATAAAGTCTTTTAACGGAGTACAAACGTCCGCGATAACGATAGTACACCTTAGCAGACCTTTTAAGCATGCCGATTCCGTCTAGGCCTAGTTGTTTAATTTGGTCAAACATCTTAGGAGAGCTATACCAACTATCAAAAAGAACATATTGAGCCGGAATATTGTGTTTTAATGCTTGGGAAACAAGCTCAACGGCAACTTGATTCATCTTAGATTGTGCTTGATAACGCCTGCAACCAGCTAAAGATCGGCGGTCGAGATTGTGACATGGACCCAAAATACTTTTAGGATCCTTACTGGACATAGCGTAAGGACCCTTTTGTTTTTTATTTGTGCATTTAAATTATAACGCGGGTGTCCCTGCGTTTTTCTATTTTTTAGGCAAAAAGCATGAAATAGCGGGAAATATCCACTATTTCATGCTTTCAAGTTTCAGTAAGATAATAACCACTATTTTAAAAGCTACATTTTAAAATTGCTTCTGACAATAAAAGCTCAACTAAAAAATCCCTCCGAATATCTGAAGTGCGTCATAATTGTTAGACAAAAGTCTTAACGATTGTGAGGCACTTTTTTATGACCAAATATAGTCCGGAATTTAAAGCACAGGTTGTTGTGGAGTATATGACTGACGGTTTAAGCTCTTATACTTTAGAAAAAAAGTATAAGGTATCGGCCCGTCAGATTCGAAAATGGATACAACAGTACCAATTACAAGGAATCAAAAGCTTCAAGCAACATCATCGTAAAAGAATTTTCTCTGCTAAATTTAAATGGCATGTGATAAACTACTATCAAACTCATGCGGAATCTTTTGCGCAAGTAGCTGCTAAATTTGATTTGCTACCCAGCCAAATTAGTATTTGGCGACAAGCCTTTATCAAGTATGGCTATGATGCGCTTAAACCGCATCGTAAAGGTAGGTCACAAAAAGTGAAAAAGCAGACAAAAAAGCAAAAACAAAAACTAGTAGAGAAAAAAGAAATTGATCAACTTAGAGAAGAACTAGCGCGTACTAAACAAGAATTATACAACACCAAAATGGATCGTGACATCTTAAAAAAATCATTGGCCCTGTTCGGACCCTCAAAGCCCGGAAAAAAACGCAAATAGTGGATCAGATCAGGGCCGATCAAGCAGAATTACCCAAAGCACAACGTTATAAGATTGGCGATTTACTCAGTCGTATAAATTTAGCCAAAGCTACTTATCATGATGAACGAAAACGGATTGCGAATCCAGATGATAAGTATTGTGAAGTTAAGAAAGTAATCCGAAGGATTTGTGAACAAGGTAAAGTGCGGGGACGCTTAACATATGGGTATCGAAGGGTTCAGGCTCGATTAGATCAACTAGGGATACATTTAGCTGGTGCAACAATTAGACATCTAATGAGTGAACTTGGTGTCCAAGTTGAAATATACAATCACCATCGAAATGGCAAATATTCTTCCTACCACGGCCGTGTTGGTAGCGTGGCTGATAATGTCTTACAACAGCAGTTTAATGCCAAAGATCCTTATCAAGTTATCCATACAGATGTCACTCAAGTCCGGTTAGCTAATCAGCAATGGGCGTATATTTCAGCCATGACGGATGAAGCAAGTAAAGAAGTATTGGCTTTTCAAATGAGTAGTCATCCAAATCAAGAATTAATTATGAACACCCTGAATGAGCTTTTAGATCATCTACCTGATGATGCCCAACCAATTATCCATTCTGATCAAGGTTGGCACTATCAGTTGAAGTACTATACCAAAAAATTAAAGGATCATCACTTTATTCAAAGCATGTCCCGCAAGGGAAATTGTCATGATAACGCACCAATTGAAAGTTTCTTTCACCTTTATAAAACTGAATTACTGCAAGGTCTACCGCCATGTAATAACATCACTGAACTAAGAAAACTATCATTAACTTATATTGACCAGTTCAATAACGAACGTATCTCGTTAAAAACTAAAGGCATGACCCCGGTAGGATACCGAAATCATGCCTTAGCAGTTTAA